ACCCTTTGCACCTTTTGCTCTCATTTTTTCACCACGTTTTTTTTTCATGTGGATATTGTACCAAAGCCCTTTTTTAGCTTTTTTACCTTCTTTAGTTGTATGGTACTTACTAGTCATTTTTTATATCCTTCCCTTTTGAAAAACCAGATTTAGTTGTTTTTTCTCCTCTTAATTTTTGTAAATCCTGTCTTGTTCTTGTTAAAGCGCTATCAACCATTTCATTTGTCTTTTTAAATTTATTAGAAACTTCACCGGGTATTCTAGCCATTTTAATTTTATGAGCTGATATTATTTTATCTTTTTCTGTTTTTAGAACATTTGGTTTTACAGATTTGATTACACCTGTGCCATAAGTTTTTTGTTTAGAACCTGGTATAATCATTTTTATTACGTTGTATAATCTAGACATTATTTTACCTTCTTTCCTTTTTTGTAGCCCATTCGTTTTGCAACTTCTGGTGCTTTCTTTTTTAGCATTCTTATGCCTTTTCCTTTTTTACCTGCTGGTATTGGTTTTGTCATTATGAATTTACTCCTCTCGCTTTTTTGTTCATTCCTTTTTTACATATTCCGCCTCCACGTAGATTTACTCTTCCACCTTTAGAATATTCTTTTATATATTCAGGTTTATCTAACATTTTACCATCTTCACCAACCACTACAAATCTAATTTCAGGTTCTTTTTTTCCTAATCCAGATGCAGGGCCAGGTTTTCTTTTTGTTTTCTTTTTGGTTATATATTCAGATTTCTTTTCTTCTGGTGTTAAATTTTCCATTATTTTTTTCCTCCGTTATTTGTTTTAATTAAGTCAGTTGCTTTGATTCCATATATCGCTGCAACGACAGATACCCATAATGAAACTATCCACCATGGCATTTCCTGAAGCTTTTGAAAATATAAATCTAGTTTAGCTTGTATCTCTTCGTCTTCAGCAAATACGGAATAAAATAAAATAGCTAGAGGGGATGTCAATACTAAAAGTACAAATTCGTCCTTCCAGTCGCCTTTTTGATTTTGAGCAATCTGTCCACTGTACTCGATCTCTCCTCGTTTCATCTTTTCAGCATGCACGATTCGTGCCTCTGACATAATGATCTCGCTCTTTTTTTTATTTTTATAGATTTCAGCACCCGTCTTTAACGCCGTGCCAATGATACTCCACGGGAACATAAGACTAATACCAGGTAGCTTTTCTTTTTTTCTCAGCTAACATTCTTTTTTGACCTTGAACTTGTTCTTTGTCTCCTGTTGGGATTCTGTTGAACGAAGCTCTTTCCGCTGTAGTCTTAGATCTTACATCTATTTCTACATTTTGATCAGGAATGCTAATTGTTTTTTCTTTTTTATAGTTCATCATGATTTTTTACCTTTTTCTACCCCTTTTATAACACCTTTATTCTTAGATGCATAGAATATCTTTTCACCTTTTTTCTCTCCATACTTTTTTTTCATGGATTTCATAATTTTTTTACCTTTTTTAGTCATCGGCATAGTTAATCCTCCATCATTATGTTAGCTTGACTGATTCCTTTGCCTGCAAGGCTCACTCCAGCTCTTAATTTAGCTAATTCTTCGTTTTGATCCATCTTATCTTCAGCTAATTCTCTTGATTGCATCAATTTTGCTCTGTTTAACTCTACTTGAGCCTTGTCATATTCCTTTTTACGTTCATTTTCCATTGCTCTTAGGTCAACTTCACGTGCTTTTAGCTTCAATAGTGGGTCTGAATCAAATTGAGAAGTGATTTTGTTCTCTTCTTTCATAAAATCATCAGTCATTTCAGCTATCAACACCGCTTTTCTTGCTTCTACTTGTTGTGTCATCTGTTGAAGTTGTTGTTGGATCTGTGGATTGTTAACTGCTTGCTGTTGCATCATCTGCATTTCCATTAATTGTTCTCTAAATTCAAGTTGAACTTGTTCTTGGGCCATAATTGAGATGTGTTCTAATATATTTTTCTGTATCGAAGCCATAATTGCAGGGTTATTTCTAACCATGTTAGTCGACATAAAGTTTAAATGTGCTGTAATGTGTGCTTGATGATCTTGTCCAGGGAAAGCTTGAAAAGGTTTACCACCTAAAGCATTAATGTGTTCAATACTTGGGTCTATTGGTGAAGGTGGTGGAGGTGGAGGCAATACTGCATCGACATCCTTAACACCAATTGCTTCATACATGTTTCTATAAATTTGATACATGTTATGTAATTGTGGATTAGACGTTGCAATCTGCAACTGTGTCTGTGCTAAAGTAATTCTTTGTGACATCGAAAATATATTCGGATCTGCAACTGGAACAACATCCACTCTATCATCAAAGTCAGTTTGTTTAATATTTCTTTGACCCCCTACAACATCATAAGGATATTCAGGAGGTAAATACTGTGCAACGATTTTAGCTAGTAATTTAAATTCATTTTTCATAGCTGCATAACATCTTTTGTGTATTGCAGACATAACTCTTGAACCTCTTTCAAGTAATGCAACCGTTGTACCAACAGCAGCGCCTTGATTACCATCGCCTACTTGCATATCAGCAATAGCCGCAAATCTTTGTCCTGCACCTACTACAACACCCATTAATTGTAATAGTGTTTGTGAAGGTTCTTTGTAAGGTAATGGAAAGAAAGCATCTCTTAATGAACCGCCAGGTGCATCTACATCTTTAAATTCACCAGGTTGAATTGGAGAAGCTTCATCTCTAACTCTAACTCCTCTTTGTTTAAATCCAGCAGGTAAATTAGATAATGTTCCTGCATCTAATAGTTGTCTTAAAGCTTGTGTTGCAGTTCTACTCAATCCACCAATCATGTGAATTAAACCAAAACCATAAAAACCTAATCCTGGTAAAAATTTAAAATGAACAAAGTATTGTATTTTATTTTTCTTAATATCATCAGGAGCATAATTTCTTCTAATAGAAAGAACGGTTCTGCTACCTTCTTCTACAGTTACAATGTAAGGAAGTTTAATTCCTGTTTCTTCTCCTTCAGAATTTTTATCTTCAAAACCTTCTAAATCTAAATTAACGTGACACTCTAACAAAGTATATATGTCATCTTGTTTTCCAGATTTTCTTGTACCTTCTAGCTCACGTTCTTTTTTTTCTAACTCATTATTATTATCTGAATTAGGAGCGGTTAATTCTACGTCAGAATAAAAACCGTTGACTTGTTGTTTTCTTAATTCGTTTTCAGAAATCTTCACAGTATGAATTACTGCCTCCGCATCGTCTAATGAGGTAGCCGTATACGGGACAACTAATTCATCTGCTGGTATAAACTTAGATACTACTCTGCCCATGTTAGTATCATAGTAAACTTTTTTAAATGTAGATCCTGAAAGAGGTAAATGAAATAACATAGAATCAAATTCTGATTCATATTCTTTCATCTGATCCATAATCAAATAGTTCATGTAATCTTTTACACGTTGTGACTGTTGTTCAGTTTGTGGAGTTTTAACTCCAATAACTTGAGTTCTTACTGGACCATCTGCTGGTAATAATTCTTTATAAGCTTGTGCTTGAAATTGTGTGACTGCTTCAGCAAGTACAGGATGCGTTGCCCCACTTGCTCCTTGAAAAGGTTCTGTTCTATCATCGTATTTAAATCCTAATAAATCTAAACCTTTAGTATAAGTTTGTTCCCAATCTTTTCTGGACATTTTGTAGTCCATAAAATTTTGAACCATTTCATTTCCAATAGGTTCTAAAACTTCGTCTGGTAAAATATCTGCTAGGTTGTCAAAATGATTTTGTGTTCCAGGTACATTGACAGAACTTGGATCAAAATTAATAGTTGCACCACCATCTTCTTCTGGTGTTACTTCAACAGGTCCTTTTTCTACTTCCTCCTCTTGAACATCAACTTCTTTTAGTTCTTCTTCCGAAGGAACTTCAATTTCAGTACGAGTGTTAGGGAGTCCTTTATCTATGTCTGCCATTCAATTCTCCTATGAGTTAATAACACGGTTTTTAAGGGATAGCAACCCTTCTGATTGTGGACCACTTTTAGGTGGTATTGTTTTAGTTAAACTAGCTAATCCTCCACCTGCAAAGTTAGCTGCACCACCCATTAAGTTTTCCATTGCTTCTTGTTCTTGTATAGAAGATCTTAATGCTTCTAAACCAGTTAGTGTAGAGGTGACTGCAGGAGTAATTCTTTTTGTTTCAGCAATCATATTAAGATATTCTTGTGGACTGATTCCAGCTTTTTGTAAAGGTTCAGAACTTGCTAACATATCCATAAGCTCTTTGTCAGAATATTGATAATATAAATTTTTCATTTCTTTTTCTCTTCTTTTTCTAAGATCTATAGCCTCACCACTTTCATATTTTCCTATTTGAGGTAATTTATATTTAGCTATATTTTCACCGGTTCGTCCTTGTATATATTCTTGTGCAACATTTGTTGCATCTTTAAATGCTTCACTAGATATTATGTCTGCAGATTGATCTACAAATCTACCTTGCTCTCTTGCTTCTGCTGCAGCAGGTAAATATTGATCTATTCTTCCTCTTGATTTTGCAAGATCTCTTTCTTCAATTGCTTTATTAAAAGCAGATAACTGATCTTGTGCTGAAAATCCAGATCTTAAAATATTTTTATCAGCTGTACTTTGTAACATACGATCTCTTTCCATTAACATTGGATCTAGTTCTCCTCTATATTTTCTTGGATCTAAATATGATAAATAACTTTCAGCCCATGCTTGATTTAACGGTTTACCACCTAAAACTTTATTACCAATAATCGCACCTTCAAATACTGCTTCACCAAGCAAGGCACCTGGTCCTAAAACATTTTTTAATAAACCACCTCTAGATGCAACTTTAGCAACATCAACTAATTCCTGTGCAGCTTTTTTATTTCCTGATGCTGCTAATTTTTTTTGTTCTATTAAACCATCTCTAATACATTCATCACTTAAAGCAAAACCAATACGTCCACCTTCTGCTCTACCAATTTTACATTTATCTAATTTACTATAACTTGTTATGTTTTGTAAAATTTGTTTTCCTAATATATCTTGTGTTTTAATTTTAGGATTTATTTCAGATAAGAAAAACTTTTTATCTTTGTAAACTTGTTTTATGTTTTCTTGAGAAGCTTTTCCATAAGAATCTAATATAGTTTTATCAAATTTTTCATTATAATTTATCTTAGGTGATTGAACTTTATTTTTTTTAGAAAATTCAGCTGAAGTTTTATTAAAATCTTTTATTACATTTTCTATTGGAACAGTTTTTTTATTTACTTTCATAGAAGTTTTACCTTCATTTAGGGCATTTATTATTCTTTGAAAAGGTAGATCAATTTCATTTGCTTTTTTTCTGTTAATTACTTTTTTAATACTTTGAACCTTAGTTGTATAACCCGGTGCTATATCAGCTAAGGCACTTATTGAAAAAATTTCATCTAAATTTTTATTTTTTAAAACCAGTTTAGCTCTTTCTGAACGGAATGTATCAGGGTCTAAACCAAGATTTTTATTTACAATAGCCATTTTATAATCCCTTAAAAGACCAGAAGAAAACCTAAAGCTTTTTTTCTTAAATTGAGATTTACCGTCTGCCACCTCGTCATCAATACCAGTTAATATATTATCAACAATATCATTTATAACATTTTGTGTAGGTAACCTCATTCCATCTGGTTTTTTTCTTGCACCCTGTATAACTTTTAAATAAGTCATTACATCATTATCGGTTTGTCTAACCATTGCTTCTGCTTTTTTTAAATCTTTTGAAGACATGTTTTTAATGTCTCCTTCTGGAAACTGATCTCCATAAATAATTTTAGCTAAATCTTCACTGTTTGATAAATCTGGATCTAATTTAAACTCATCATTAATTATTTTTAGAACTGCGTTTTTAGTTTCCATTTTCGCATCAGTGGCTTTGGAAAAATTTATTTTAGTAGCTGCTTTTTTCTCTTCTTGTCCTAAATTTTTTAATAAACCTGTTCCGGGTTTTTCATTTATACCTAGTGATCTTGTTATTAACATATCCCCAGATCTACCCTTAGTTAAACCAAAATATTCTTTAATTATGGGTCTTGAAACATATTCACCTTTTTTAATTTTATCTTTAACAAAAGTTTTAATATCTTTTTTAATTTTAGCTGATTGATATCTACTCATAGGTAAATTTCTCTCAGCTTTTAATTTAGTTGCTTCTTTATTAAAAATATCTACAGTTTCTTTTGTAACATTACCAAAATCAAACCCTGCGCCTTTAGATTTAGGTGTGTAAGTTATCCCAGCTTTTTCAAGAGCGTCTGTTATAACTTTGTATGCTTTTGGATAATCTCTTTGCCCTGTAGCACTAAAAAGTCTTTGAAAGTTTTGTGGACTAAAAATACTTTGTTCTTTACCAAAAGATAAAGCACTTAAACCATCTACAAAACCAGTTCGTCC